TCACTGAATGGTCAGTACAACCCGGCCAATCAGTTTGATGTCATCAATCCCACAATCAAAGGCCACGCCAATCCCGCTGACGTGGACTTTCCTGACCGGAATACGCGTCAGCGTTCTGACGCTGGCTGTGCCTTCGATTTCGACCAACCAGACGCCGTCATGCATATCTTCGAAGTCAGTATCGATGATGTATTGCGTGGTTTCGGCCAACAGTAAAAAAGCGTTGCGCGGTTCCTGCTTCAGGGGCGCATATAAGGCTTTATCCAGCATCACATAACCCGCATCTTCGATTTTTCCGCTGATTAGTTTTTTTCTAATCAGTGTCGGTGTGTCAGGTTTGCTTTCTGAGAACTTGCTTCCTTTACCCGTAATCAACCATTGCAAGTCCGCCCCCGTTTCCATAACGCACTGCAAAACGATATCTGACGGAAAAACATCACGTTTATAGCGTGCAGACAGGCTGCTTGCGGCAATTCCAAGGTGATCTGCAAGCTGCATTTTCATGGTAAAGCCATAGGCATCGACAACGCGATCCAGAGCTTCAGCGCTCGAGTTCGGAAATTTGAAATTAGTATAAACGCTCATTTTCATTGGCACTTAGATTTAGTCTAAGTATCCTCCGGTTTTAGTTAGCCTTTGGTTGATGCAGCAGCAGGCGGCTTTATCAGATAACGAAAGATTTTGCCTGATGAGGCCCATTTTTACAATCGTCATGCCGGAACCTTATCGCGTCGCTCACCTGTCTGCGTGTAACGGTCAGCACCGGTGAGATAAGGCAACAAGGGCGATTGTGTCGGTAAGCGCCGCGATTGCACGCAAGATGTGAGTGAAAGTGGTTTAACGCCTTGTCGTGCTGACACTGAGGCCAGTTTTATTACCGTTTCGCTTAATGCTTAACAAAAGCCAGCGATGAGACAGGCGCGAATCCGTCATCAGGTACAGACACCATGATGTCAGTGACGGTGGCGACTGGTCAGTCAAACCCGATGCAAACTTTATCGGAGGAAAACAATGAGTCGCACCGTCCAGATAAAAAGCCCGCTATCCGCTTCGCATGCTGAAGCGCGTTTTGACAACGGCAGCAGCGAAAAGATGACCTTTGATGAATTTCGTCAGCGCTGGCGCTTGCTGCGCGACCGCAACCGTAACCCTGCGTTGCGGTACTTCAATCACCAAAATGACGATTTCAAATTCTGTGTTTTAACGCTGGTCAATCGTGACTGGCCCGGCAGTTTCAGGCAGGAAGATATTGGCAAACCTTTCGAGTGTTTCGATCAGTTACGTCGTGAACGCATCATCAAGGCGATGAACAAGCTGGCGCGCTGGGGAAAGATATTGCCGCGACAGTTCTCAACGGCGGACTGCTTTTTGCCTGAATAAACCACCTAATCGTAACGCAATGACGTAAACCCGTCGGGCATGACTTTGCCCAAAATCTGGAGAGAAATGATGAACAGCGAAACCCATTCACTGAATGACGCCACAACCTTTACCCTCAACAAACTGCTTGATAACGAAAGAAAAGCCTGCGCACTGGCGGTCGCCAGACGGCTGAATGTTATGGCGGCGCATATTACGCGTCAGACATTAAACGGCATTGAGGCTGCGGAACTGCTGCGCAACGAAGCTGAACGTTATGAAAACGAATCAGGAGCGCTGCGCTGATGGCCGATACCATTGATGTCGCGCAGCAGCGCAGCGAAGAAATCCTGGCGCACAATATTGCCCAGGTCACGCAACGGCCCGTGGCAATCAGCGCTTCGTTTTGTGAAGAGTGTGATGCACCGATTCCCGAGGCGCGCCGTCGCGCCGTTCAGGGTGTCACCCGCTGCCTGTCCTGTCAGGAAGTCTGCGAGTTACGCACACGTCTTCACCACGGACAGGCGCGATGATGATTTTTGCTTACCCGTGGAATGCCCCCCGGCTGGCGATTGCCAGCCCGTATCCCACTTATGACCAGCAGCAACACCGCGATCGCCTGATTGCGGCGTGGCTGCATGGGCAGAAAACCCTTAATGGCCCAGGCCAGGATGGTGCAACTGGACGTCCGGCGTCGCATGGCGTTACTTGAAAAGCAACAGGGCACAGCCCGGGCTAATGCGTACTTAGCAAAAACCTTTATTGAGCGTACATTACCGCGTGTTGAGTCAGTCAACCAGCGCTACCAGTTGCATGCCATGCGTCCCGGCATCGTGGCGCAGCTATCCCGAACGCTGTCGTGCCCGCAAGGTGCAGCCAGAGCGGCCGGCACATTGTGGGAACTGATGAAGCGGTTTAACCGCCTGCCGGATATGTCCCGTGCTGATGTTGATTTACTCGCGGGCGATATTGCCAGCTTTATTCATGCAGAACTGGTGCAGTTGCATGCCAGCATCAGTGACAGGACGGATTACCGTTATGTCCATCACCTTTACACAACCGCGGCTATCATCACCCGTGAGCTGGGACAAACGCCACCGCTCTGGGAAACAGTCAGTACTCGCTTCTTCTGTCCCGACGATGTTACCGCCGCCATCCTGCGTATGCAGGCAGAGAAATGGTGGAAAGGACAGTTGCGTCGTCTCAGCGCCTTCTGGCGAGAACATCTGCATATTGCCTTAGCCAACGTCAGCAAAAAGCGGTCACCTTATGCCAGTCCGATGGCGGTCGCGGAATGGCGGGAACAGCGTCGACGCACTCGTGACTTCCTGCAGAGTATGGATCTGGAAGATGAGGAGGGGAACCGAATCAGCCTGATCGAAAAATATGACGGCAGTGTGGCCAATCCAGCCATTCGTCGTGCGGAACTCATGACACGCATTCGTGGCTTTGAAACCCTTTGTCAAAATATGGGCTTCCGGGCGGAGTTTTATACTTTAACCGCCCCCTCTCGCTATCACGCCACCTTGCAAACGGGCCACCGCAATGCGAAATGGAACGGGGCCAGCCCGGCGGACACGCAGCGCTATCTTTGCACGCTCTGGCAGCGAGTCCGTGCCAAACTGCATCGAAATAACATCAGTATTTTTGGTCTGCGCGTTGCTGAGCCTCATCACGATGGTACACCGCACTGGCACATGCTGATGTTTATGCGCCCTGAGGACGTCAGTCGGGTAAGTGAGATCCTGCGTGATTATGCCTGCCAGCAGGACAGCGATGAGCTGAACAGCGCCCGCGCACGCAAAGCGCGTTTTCATGCGGAAGCCATTGATCCAGCAAAAGGCAGCGCGACAGGCTATATCGCTAAATACGTAGCAAAAAACATTGATGGCTATGCGCTCGAAGGCGAGCGGGATCATGAAAGCGGAAAGCCGCTGAAGGAAACGGCGATGGCCGTCTCGGCCTGGGCGGCCCGCTGGCGTATCCGCCAGTTTCAGTTTATTGGCGGTGCACCCGTCACGGTTTATCGCGAACTGCGCCGCCTGGCTGATCTGCAAAGCGCTCATGGTGCGGGCGAGGCGTTTGCTGCCGTACATGCTGCGGCTGATGCCGGTCAATGGGCTGCGTACACCGATGCCCAGGGCGGCCCCTTCGTTAAACGTGACGCACTTACCGTGCGTGTCTGGTATCAGCCCGATGAAAATTGTAATGCCTTTGGCGAGGAAACGCAGTCGATTAAAGGCGTTTATGCCACGGCGACAGGGCCCGGTGCGCCCGTGTTGACCCGGCTGAAAACATGGAAAGTTGTGCCTAAACGCGCTGAAGAAGAGGGCGGCCAAAAACCGCAGCCGGCGTTGCGGCCCCTTGGACTCGTGGCAATAACTGTCCGCCTGATGAAAAAACAACCCACAGCCTGCCCGACTGGAGCACCCTGTCGCCACATCAGCGCAGGCAGTTAAGGCAGAAACTTCACCGCATGCCGCCGCCAGATTTTGGCAGGCCAAAAGATGACCCGGAACGCCCGGGTAACAGGCCGTCTGAACTGCCCGTTTCAGAGACGCAGATGGCAATGCTGCGCTCCGCTATCAGGAAAATGTGTGAACTTAACGCAGTGATCTACAGCGACAGGCTGGCCGTGCTGCTGATTCGCGGTGAAGGCATTCGCCTGGGCACGTACCGGCAAATGAAGATACGAAACGGCAATGAACTGGTGATTGTGCCAGCTGAAAGGTGCTGCCCATGGTGCGGAGTTGTTGTTGATGCGTGCAATCCAGTTCAGGGGCGCGGATGTTACCGCTGCACCGCGGCGGAAGATGATGAGTGGCTTTGATGCCGCCCTGATGACGGTCTTATCAAAGGAGAACTTTATGGGGATTATCAAGCAGGAAGACGGTCGCTATCTTGTCGATCTTCGCCCAAAAGGCATAAGCGGCAGGCGAATAAGGCGTATTTTTCAGCGCAAATCTGAGGCCGTCGCTTTTCAGCGTCACGTTCAGGCGCACGCAGAAAGCCTGGAATGGGCAGGGGGCCCGTCAGACCGCCGCCTGCTGTCTGGCCTGCTGGATGCATGGTGGCTCCTGCACGGTCAGACTATGGAGAACGGCGCGACTGAACGTCGCCACCTGCAAAAAACGGTGCGGCATCTGGGCAACCTGCCGGTGAACCGGTTAAACAGAAAAATGCTCGCCGCGCATCGCAGTGATCGGCTTGCTGCCGGGATAAGTGCTGCAACCATCAACCGTGATTTATATCGCCTGTCGGGGGTGTTCAGTACACTGATTCGCCTGGGTGAGTTGCGGTGCGGGAATCCCTGTAAAGGCCTCACCCCCTTGCAGGAGCGGCCGCCTGCGATGACTTATCTTTCCAGGCAGGAAATAGCAGCACTTCTTCAAACGATGAACGGTGACGATCGCCGGGTGGCTCTGCTGTGTCTCAGCACAGGTGCGCGCTGGAGTGAGGCGAGCACACTTCATGCCGGGCAGGTTATTAACGGCCGGGTGACGTTTCTTAAAACCAAAAACGGGAAGAAGAGAACGGTGCCGGTATCGCCAGCCGTTGAGCGGGAGATCAAAACCTGCGAAAGCGGCCCGCTATTTAGCGTGGACTATGAGCGTTTTTGCAGGAAGCTCAGGGAAGTGAAGCCGGATCTCCCGCGCGGTCAGGCAACGCATGTGCTGCGGCACACGTTCGCCAGCTGGTTCATGATGAATGGCGGAAATATCCTGGCGCTACAGCGCATCATGGGGCATGCCTCTGTCCGGCAGACGATGGCCTACGCTCACCTCGCGCCGGACTTTTTACAGGAAGCCATAACACTGAACCCAGTTGCACAGGAGGTGGGACCGTGAGCATTGCCTGGCTGGAAGATGGTCGCTATCGGGTTGATGTGCGACCGCGCGGCCGCAACGGTAAGCGGTTCTGCAAAATCTTTGACCGCAAGGCTGACGCATATGTTTCGCAGCGCGGCATGATGGCGCGTCACTTTTTCCGGTGCACGTCAGTGCACAAAATCGCAAGTAAAATTTATCTGCTGAGTTGCCCGCCGCGCCAGAGCTGGCGCGGTATCGCTACATTTGAAAGCTGCACAATTTCATGCATAAACCGCGTGCGGGTGTGGTGGGGGACACGCGCCCGTTACGGGGGCTGAATGGCAGGTTTTAGCTTGCGCCAGAATGCGCGCTTCTACCATGCAGGCGGCGCTATGTCGCCCTCGAAGTGGTGTGTTCGTGATGGCGGATGGCCTGAGCGGGGAGCCCTCACAGCGCCTTACAGGCGGTGTGAGGGCGAGGAGGATTAGTGCGGAAGCAGAGGCGGGCGGGCAGGTCATCAGTGCAGGAGCCAGCCCGGCGAGAAGTTAACCGGCACCGCTTAAGTGTCACGGGTGAGGCGGAGCACAGCGTAGCGAGCACCGAACAGCCGGGGCACTTCAGCGGGTCATGCACTCTGCCGGCCGTTACTTCTTTGCTGCGTTATGGCTCACTACGCATCAGGGCTTCCCGTGCAGCCCGCCTGAGCAGAACTTTGGCGCAGGCTGCCCACGACTCCCCCGACTGCTGACTGAGAAGGGTAATGATCTGGTCAGTTTCATGCGGGATGCGTATCGATTTCATGATGGTTTTCCGGGTGCGGCGGGGTGCGGACATAAGGACTCCTGAATGATGGTTGCCAGCGCACATCATAGAGAACCCGCCCATAAGTGAATGTCACTTTTTCGTTGTCGGAGAGCGGCGACACCGTAAAGCCCGCGCCTTCGCCTTCCGGCTGTGACACCCTTTCAGGCGTAAAGACTACATCTGAAGGAGTAAACCGTGGATAAAAGCACTCTGGCCGATAATGCACAGCCGCAAAATGAACCTCACCTTTCAGGCGTCCGGCAGCTTGATGAGACACGCCAGGCTTTTGAACAGGCCTGGCAGATTCTGACTGAGGCAGAAAAGACCCTGCATAACTTTGAAGCCTCACGGGACAGGGCTAAATCAAAGTCAGCAGAAGCCAGCCGCCAATGGGAGGCCGCAATGACGGCCGGTAAAGGTATAGTGACGGAAGAAGCAGAAGCGCTTGAAAACGTTATTGCCCAGGCTGAACGGCAGGTCGAACGCCTCGGACCAATGATTGAGGCGCAGGCGCTGGAAGTTCTGGATTACCGGGTGTCGGCTTCCCGCGCCGCCCACGCCCATCACCATACGCACCGGCAGCTTGTCGGACTCTATCAGCTGGCGGGCCTGCCCGAGCGTGAAGCGGTGGATATGCTTACCCGCACTTTTAGCGCATTCGCACGCGGCGATCATCAGGCGCTGGCGCTGGCAGCTGTTGAGCAGAACGCGGACGCCAGCCCGGCGCTGGCCGCTTTTCCCGGCAGGCTGCCATTTGAAGTCACGAAGGCGATCCGCCACGTTCCCTCTCCGATTCAGCAGTCCATGATGGAGAAAAACCCCCGAACTCAAACGCCGCCTTGCGCTGGGCCTTGAACCCATGAAACACAGCCATTCAGGAATGTCATTTCTGAGTAAAACAGTCACGATTAACTTAAAGGGGCAGTGCTTCACCCTGACCTGTGCTGAACTACAGCAGCACGTACTGGCCTGCTGTGACGCCGGTCTGATGCATTTTGGCACGCCGGCGCACGCAGCCTCGTTTGTTGACCGGACGCAGGGTCACCGTGGCGGCCATTTTTTCTCAGGGCAGCGCGACGGCGGCGAAAACGAGCCGGACACCGTTTATGTTGACTACTGAGGCCCGGCATGAAAAACCAGACACGGCACCGGTTTCAGAATTGGGTGCTGCATCAGCAAAATGGCAGTGAAGAAGCGGACGCATGCCCCGCGCAGCATTTCAGCGTTGAGCCTTCAGCCAGCCAGCGTGCGGTAAGCCGCATGCAGGAGAGTTCGGCACTGCTTGGCCGGATTAATATTGTCGCCGTTGATGAGCAGCAGTCGGAAAAGCTGGGGCTGGGTGTGGGTTCACCCCTTGCGGCGACAGGAACGGCCAGCCAGGCGCGGCGCGAGCCGCGTCCGGTTGTCACCCTTGATTCTGATGATTACCGATGCGAGCAGGTCAATACCGATACTTTCATCAGTTTCAGCCAGCTGGACAGCTGGGCCTGCCTTGATGGTTTTGAAGAGCGGATAGAAAGCCAGATTACGATCCGAAAAGCGCTGCATCGCATCATGACTGGGTTCAATGGGGTTACACATGCCGCCAAATCCGACATTGATAAAAATCCGCTGCTTCAGGACGTCAACACGGGCTGGCTTCAGCATATGCGCAGTAACGCCTCACAACGGATTATCAGCGGCGTCTCGGTGTCCCGGCGAGACGCGGATAACCGCATCGTAAGCCCTGGCGACTACGGTACGATAGATTCTCTGCTGATGGAGGCGTACAGGTCATTGCTCGATCCCTGGTATGTGGACTCGGAAGAGCTTGTAGTGATCTGTGGCCGTGACATGCTCACCCGCAAATATTTTCCTCTGATTAATGGCCTCGGCACCGTTCCGGCACCTAACCGGGAGATACTGAGCTGGATGGTACTGGATAAAAACCAGACGCTGGGCGGGCTTCCTGCTTTCGGTGTGCCGTTCTTCCCGGCAGATGCAGCACTGATTACCACGTTTGAAAATCTGTCAATGTACTGGCAGCGGAACACGGATCGCCGCCTCGTTGCTGATGAATCGCCGTATAACCGGGTGGCGATCTATGATTCGCGCAATGAAGCGTACGTGGTTGAAGACTACGGGTGTGCGTGTCTGGTCGAGGGCATTAAATGGGGGAATGACGGAAAAGCGTCCTGACTGAGAGCGGGCTGGCCGGGTTGCCGGGCCGCTCTTTTCCGGCATAAAATACGCGCCGGTGAGATAATCCTCACATAATGGCCTTTATGCCGGAAAAGATGCGGAGGCAGTAATTTATGACTTACCGTTGCCCAAAGTGCGGTTGTTCAGCGCGTGATCGTTACTCGGATATTGGTGAAAACTGCGTCCGCACCGCGTTTCATCAGTGCAACAACCTTTACTGCGGGATTTCGTTTCGTACCCGGACAGAAATTGATGCCATTATCAGCCAGGAAAACGACGCTCTATCCACGAAGCGGAAAGCGCATCGTCCGCCTGCATGCCTGCCATGATGCCCGTACAGGGTGAGCATCAGGCGAGTAAATGCTCTCCGCCCATTAATGGAATAACCCGCATCAGTACTTCATCGAAAAGCCCGGGTTCAGATCGTGTTAACAGCTTCGCTTTACGTTCGCGCCAGTCGAGAGTATGGATTAGCGTTGTCGCCACGACGCAGGGCTTGTCGAGATTGGTCACCGGCACCTCAGTTGGTGCGCCTCTGATGCTGGTGCTAATTGGAATGCATATCACCAGCCCTGTTAACCTGTTGTAGGTGGCATGCGACAGAATAAGGGTTGGGCGGTATTTCCCTATTTCCTTCCCTTTGACCGGCTCAAAATCGAGCCAGCAAATATCACCCCGTTCAGGAACATACATCAGTATTCCGTCTCCCTGTTGCCCGGCGCTGCCATTTCGTCCGCATGCGCAGTATAGGCGCTGAGGCCTTCAAGAAGGCTGGCCTCAGTCGGGCGAGCTTTAGGCATCTTTTGGATAATCAGCCCCTTATCGCTGACTTCAACAGCAACCGTTTCACCCGCGCTAAAGCCCGGAATAGTCCTCAGATTGCCGGAGATACGCAGAGCGATGCAGTTTCCCCATCGCTGCAGAATAGCTTGAGTGCGCATAACATTACCTCTGTTTATTGAGTATCCAATGAGTATACGCACCCTGTGACAGGGTGTCTATTTCTGATGCAACTGCCATCGGTAACTGTGGCAGCCCGGCACTGTTGATAATATTTCAGTACCGGGCAAAGGGGAGGGTCAGGGGTAAGGTAACGTGTTATCGGCTTTGATTATTTTCAGGCCGTCTTTTGACTGATGAAGGAAAAGCACAATATCAGTTTTGTCTTTTTTGCCGAAACTGACAGCAACAACTGAAACGCCATTATTCAGCCATAATGCCCGATGAATATCCATGCTGGAAAGCCATTCTGCCGGATCGTAATCCTGCACTTTAGTGAAGTAAGCGACATTATCCGGCAGGCTGCCTCGCCTGATTTCTTCCCTGATCCTGTCAGCCGTGCCTTTTGCAACAAACCGGTACATTCCCGGGCTGTTTTCGGCAGGCGTTGCGCTCTTGTCTGCGCCGATGTACCACTCATAGAACTGTCTGACGAAAGTTTCAGGATTTTGTGGCGTGGCCGATGAAGTGGTCGGGAGCATTGCGCAAATGAGTGAGACGCCCAGAGCTAATACAAGTCTGAATCTCATGATGGCCTGCCTTATGGGTGCCGGTAAAATTTACACGGGGGCTGAATGGTTCTGTAAGAGGGGCCGGGATAGTAACCGTGATATTGCCTGAAATCCGATATCCACAGGTGCCCGTCATACATAGCCATATGACCATGCGGGTGATTAGGTATCGGCTGAATAATCACAACGTCACCAGCCCGCGGGAACATGCCGTCAGGCAGTGGGCGAAAACCGGCAGATTCCAGGCGGGCACCATAATCCTTTGCGCTATGCGTAGGAGTCAGACGTATTCCGCCTGCCTGAATTGCTTCACGCACAGCTCTTGCACAATTACCGGTACTGGCTGAGAACGCGTGGCTGCGCAAATGCGCCACGGCTTTAGATACATCCCACAT